GGAATGGTTGTCGACTTCTCAGATCTGGACGATGTAATCAAACCTCATCTGGAGGAGTATTACGACCATAGTTTCCATGTAAACGCAAACGACCCCAGATTTCACGATGCGACCTGGGCGACTTCCCATGCCTATTACGAACCAACGGCCGAAAGACTTGCGATGGGTCTATATCACGATATTTCGGAAGAGCTACCAGAGAACCTGTTGATTGAGAGGTTGACGTTATATGAAACCGACAAGAGCTCCGCGACGGTACGGGATACATAGCATATTCGGCCCAACCATCCAGGGCGAGGGTGCGATGGCCGGAATCCCCTGTATCTTCATTCGATTCACAGGATGCAATATGTGGGACGGAAGACCGGAGACAAGAGAGATGTCCACCTGTCCGTTCTGCGATACAGATTTCCTCAAGGGAACCATGATGACCATTCCGGAGATAACCGCTACCATCGGAGAGCTTCGTAGCCCTGGGGTTTCGTGGGTGTGGATATCCGGGGGTGAACCATCAATGCAATTGGATAAGCCTCTGGTTCTGGCTTTGAAACAACAGGGTTTCAGTATTGGCGTTGAGACTAACGGAACGAGAGCCTTTAAAGACGGCACTCTCTCTAACGTGACCCACCTTGTTATGTCTCCAAAGCTTCCGCCGGAACAGACAGAGCAGAAATGGTGTACAAGCCTCAAGGTTCTTTATCCTCATCCCAACCCGCTTATTCGGCCTGAGAACTATGTGGACATAAGGTGTAGCTCTAGATGGCTTCAACCTATAGAGGCGGATACAAAAGAGGAGAGTGCTCAGAATATGCAGGCTACTATTACGCGGCTCTACGAGCTTCCCAGGGCTCTTAACTGGCGGCTCTCGGTACAGACCCACAAGGTAATAGGAGTTGAATAATGGCTACTAAGCTAATCAAGTTTTCATGGGAGGATATAGAGGGGCTTGTTCTTAAACAGAAACCTCAGCTTGACGGTAAGAAAATATTCGGGATTCCCAGAGGTGGAAAATTTATTGAGTACGTTGCAACAAGGGTTACTAGTGCGGTTGCTGTGGATGATCCGAATAAAGCAGACATCTTCGTTGACGATTTAATTGACAGCGGAAGAACAGCTGAGACTTGGGGCCGCACATTCGGGATTCCCGTAGTTCCCATGTATGAAAAAAAACCTGGTGACGGTTGGATTGTCTTTCCCTGGGAGGAGAGTGATGTGAAGGATGTGGCTGAATCGGTCGCCAGGATTATTGAGTGGATCGGACTGGATCTAAATACTGACGGCCTTCGGGAAACCCCGGATCGGGTAGTCAGATCAATGCAGACTTTGTACAAGGGCTACACGGAACAGCCTTCCGAGATTCTTAAATGGTTTGATGATGACTCGGATGAGATGATTATTGCCAGGGATATAGAGTTTTATTCCGTCTGCGAACATCATATGTTGCCATTCTTCGGAACTGCCCAGGTCGCTTATATTCCGAATGGCAGGGTTCTCGGCATCTCCAAGTTAGCAAGGCTTGTGGATTGTTTCGCAAGGAGACTACAGATTCAGGAGAGGATTACCAGACAGATAGGAGAGGCCATAGAGGACGGCGGAGCCCTGGGCGTTGGAGTTGTACTCAAAGGAAAGCACCTGTGTATGATGTCAAGGGGAGTTGGCAAACAGAACTCGGAGATTGTCACAAGCTATCTTGGTGGATTCCTCCGTGATAAACCGGAAACAAGAGCAGAGTTTATGAGGCTGATTAGCTGATGGCATTACAGAACGGAGTGAGGATCGCGGCACAGCTGCGGAGATACCGTATGCTGAACATGAAGATTGCCGGAGCCTCAGAGAGACAGATAGCTGAACAGGAGGGGATTTCGCACGGGCTTGTCAACAAGGATATCAGGAAAATTTTGGATGATCTCGCCAGGGATAACACTGGGGGAGCTGACAAGATAAGAGCTCTCCAGATGGAACGATTGAACGCTTTGCTGATGCGACATTGGCCTATGGCAATGCAAGCCGATGGGCCAGCAACCGATCGATGTTTGAAAATCTTGGACAGAATAAACGCTATCAACGGGGTGATCCCTGATAGGCCTCTGATAAATATGGCGATAGAACAGACGAGCATTATGACCCAGTCACCGTTCACTTTCAGGATAGAGCATGCAGGAGACACCAACGAGGACATACCGGAGGCCGAACCTCTACCGGAAACAGGAGGAGGCGATATTCTCCAGGGATAGGTATTCCGTAATAGAGGGTTCAACCAAGTCCGGCAAAACTGTAGCCTGCCTTGCCTGGATTCTTGAACAGGCTATGGGAGGTCTTCCTGGGCAAGCTTACTGGTGGGTCGCTCCTGTTTATCCTCAGGCTAAGATAGCATTTCGTAGGCTGAAGAGAGGGCTTGATGTATCTGTCTACTCCTCCAACGAATCAGAGCTAACTATCACCCTATTAAACGGTTCGGTAATAGGATTCAAGTCAGCTGAGAAACCGGACAACTTATACGGAGAGGATGTATATGCCTGTGTTGTGGATGAAGCTACAAGGGCAAGGGAGGAATCGTGGCACGCGATCCGATCAACCCTGACGGCAACCAGGGGGCCGATTCGGATAATCGGGAACGTTAAGGGGCGGAGGAACTGGGCTTACAGGTTAGCGAGGAGAGCTGAATCCGGGGAGAGAGATTGGCACTATGCAAAGTTGACAGCCTACGATGCTGTTGATGCAGGGGTCTTAGCTCTTCAAGAGGTGGAGGATGCAAAAGCTCAGCTGCCGGATAATGTTTTTAAGGAACTGTACCTGGCTGAACCTAGTGACGACGGGGGTAACCCTTTCGGCATTGGTGCGATTCAACAGTGTATCGCCCCGCTATCGGGCTCCCAGGCTGTCGTATTTGGGATTGACCTTGCCAAGTCTGTGGACTGGACAGTGATCATCGGACTCGATGAAGGGAATCAAGTCTGCTTCTTTGATCGATTTCAACTGCCCTGGGAGGAAACCCTGGGGAGGATCATTCCCGTGATCGGCAGTGTTTCGGCCTTCGTGGATTCAACCGGAGTGGGAGACCCCATAGTGGAAAGGCTCCAACGATCCCTTCCCAATGTTGAAGGCTACAACTTCTCTTCACCCAGTAAACAGAAATTGATGGAGGGCCTCGCCCTTGCCATACAGTCCCAATCTATCGGTTACCCGGACGGGACGATAGTGGCAGAGCTTGACACCTTCAGTTATGAGTACACCAGAACCGGAGTAAAATACTCGGCTCCCCCAGGGTTACATGATGACTGTGTAATGGCCCTGGCTCTTGCCGTTTACGGATCGAGCAACAGCCCTGGGATGGGCGTATGGTGACCGAGACAACTGTTTACTATCAAGATGACTCGATCACTATTTACCACGGCGACTGCCGTGAGATCTTGCCAATGTTAACACCTGTGGATCTTGTTCTAACCGACCCGCCGTACGGAATAGGTGAGGCAGCAGGTAAGAATAAATCACGTGGCAAAATAGCCCTTGCAAAAGATTTCGGCAACTCGTCGTGGGACGATAAACCGATAGACGATACCTTAATGGACGAGGTAAGAAAAGCGGGCAGAACCCAGATTATTTTCGGGGGAAATTATTACAAGTTACCCCCTAGTTCTTGTTGGCTGATATGGGACAAGGAAAATGGTGCCTCTGATTTTGCGGATTGTGAGATGGCTTGGACGAACATGAATAAGGCTACTCGACTGATAAGATCGCGATGGGCAGGAATGTTGCAAGCCGATATGAAAAACAAGGAATTCCGATGGCACCCTACACAGAAGCCACTTGCTGTCATGCGTTGGTGTATTTCTCAGGCACCCAATAATACCAAGACTATAGTCGATCCTTTCATGGGCAGTGGCACAACACTTAGGGCGGCAAAGGACTTAGGTAGGAAGGCGATAGGTATCGAAATCGAGGAGAAATACTGTGAAATCGCTGCTAAACGAATGGCACAAATGGTGCTAGATATGGAGGACTATAGGGATGGGGACC